AAAATTATACCTAAATTGACCGCAGCAAGCATTATCTGTATGCGGTAAAACACCCGATCCTGTGGGGTCGCCTACATGCGACATAGCGCCACCGCCACCTACTAATTGAACATAATTGGAGCGAATAGTATCGGCTTGCCCGTAGGCAGTGTAAGAAATTGCAGAGAACAGCCAGGTAAGCAGAAAAACTGTTAATGCTGTTCTAAAAATTGAAATTTGTAATTGGTTTTTCATAATGTATCGTTTTTTTATTGGTTTTTAATGCACCCTATTCCATAATAATAATTTTTTTTGCCGTCAGTTCCGAAACAGCGATAAATAAAATGAAGAAAGCGTTAGAACTGTAGTCTATACTTATGGTAGGGCTCTGCAAAGCCTGTAAACTAAAAAACAACAATCCCAACGCTACGTCGGTGGCCGTCTATCCCCGTTTACATTGAATTTTGCAGATTCTACCAGAGAATAAACTAAAACACTTTCCGTGTTTAAAAGCAACTGCAAAAATAGCAATTAATCTTAAACGGTCGGGATTGTTGTGTGCAAAGATATTAATTAAACCTTTTGGCTACATCGGAAAAGAGTAATGAAATTACTGCCATTCCGGAACTTTTAAAGAGCTTGATGTTAGAAAATTGCATTGTAACTATTGATGCGATGGGTTGTCAAAAAGAGATTGCAAAACAAATCCGAGCAGAGAAAGCAGATTATATTTTGGCTGTAAAAAACAAAATATCTTCAGTCATCATGCGCTCTACGTGAAACATCACCTGTTCCTCTTCACTCCACATCAAACGGTGCAGATTGTTTTTAACGGGGTGGTAGGTCATTTTAAACATTGCCGAAAGCGAAGGATACTCAATATCAATCCAATAAATACCATCTCCCTTTTTCTGAAAGCTCAATACGGCATGTTTTGAATAATCAAAAGAAAAGGGCAAAACGCTGTCCCAGCGTTGATAAACAGCTTCGGGCGTGGTCAAACGAAAATAGCCTTTCGGTTTCGGAACAGGGATTTCCGGTTTTTTCACGCAGGAAACGGCGAAGAGGCATAATAATGCTAAGATGATGAGATTATAATCGCCAAAACAAATCATCCTCTCAAATTCAAAACAAATCGTCCTTTTTAAGAGGCGCACGCACCACCGCCTATCCTTTCCTGCGCCAGCCTCACATAATCACCATTTAATTCTATACCCACGTAGTTCCTGCCAAGTTCCTGGGCCACCACCGCCGTTGTACCGGCACCCATGAACGGGTCAAGTACCACGCCACCAGGTGGACAGCCTGCTTCGATACAAGTGCGTATCAGTGCAGGCGGAAAAGTAGCGAAGTGTGCACCTTTAAATCCTTTCGTTGCCACCGTCCATACGCTACGTTTATTACGTGCCGGCAGCGTGGGTATATTGCTGCCGTGGTGCTGCTCAGAGAGACCTGTACCACCGTCTTTTGACACATACCCGCGTAGTTTGTTAGGCCAACGCTCACGCCCGCCTTTTGACGTGCTCTGCGTTGGTATTCCGGCAGCATCGTTTAGATACTTGGTACTGCCGTCGTGCGTCATTTTTTTGCGACCGCCATATTTCGCTGGCTCTAATATAGCGTTGTGGTTAAAGTAATACCGCGCTGACTTTGTCAATAAGAACACGTATTCATGTGCCTTTGTACACTGGTCGCGAATACTTTCCGGCATCGGGTTTGGCTTGTGCCAAATGATGTCCTGTCGTAAATACCAACCCGCATCACGCAGCGCAAAGGCAAGCGCCCAAGGAATACCCATCAAATCCTTATTTTTATAGCCGGAAATCCGGTAAGGCTTGCAGAACTCCCCCACAAAACTTGCTTTCTGTTGTATCCCTTTTTTGTTTACGTCGCCAATGCCACGTCCGCTCCCGGCATAGCTGTCGCCAATCACTATCCACATTGTGCCGTCTGCTTTCAATACACGCCGGCATTCCATAAATACCTCTGTAAGCCGCTTTAAAAACCGTTCCGGTGTTGGCTCAAGTCCAATTTGCCCATCTACACAATAATTTCGCAATCCGTAATACGGAGGTGATGTTATCACACAATTAACGCTTTCTGTTGGAAGCGTTTTCAGCACTTCCAAAGCATCGCCGCAATGTATAGTGTTTAATTCTATTTCAATCATTTTTAAATCTTGTTTAAAGGGTAGTTAATTTTAAATGTTGTAGTTTCGTGTTAAAACTTCTACTTTCTTTTTTCGCGTTTTGGAAGCAGTACTACGCATCACGATTTCTTCACTTATCCAACCGTGCAATTTTACGTACTCTCTCAAAATATCGCTCGGAAAAGATGACAGTAAAAACTTCCCTTTTACTTGACTAAGGGTATCAAGCAACTTTCTGTAATCATCTTCTGTGTATCCATCATAGTGCCCCTGACAGGTGTTGATGTATGGCGGATCACAATAGAAGAACGCATCTTCACAATCCCTGCTTTTTATGATATAATTGGCATCGGCGCATTCAATTTGCACATTTTGTAATCTGATAGAAATATCTTCGGTAAATTGCAACCTTTTATTTGTGGCTTTAAGTGCTGTTTTATTGCTTTTTCTCTCGTAGCCCCAGCTATTGTCAATAACGCTTTGTACGGATTGATTGGCAAGCACCCATATTGCCCACGCGCGTTTCATTTCAGAGAACATGTGCGGGTTATTATAAATAACATGCGCATCGTGATGTTGTGACCTGCTGTGCATGGTTATTCGCACTTCTTTCTCAAGGCTTGTAAAATCTAACTATGCCACTTTAAAGAAATTGATAAGTTCTCTGTTTGTGTCGTTAATTATTTCAACCGGTACCGGTTCTTTTGCGAAGAAAATTGCCGCCCCTCCGCAAAATGGCTCACAATACAAATTATGTTCAGGAATTAATCCTAAAATAATTTGACTTAGCTGTTGCTTTCCTCCATAATAAGTAATTGGAGTTTTTAATCTGATTTGTTTTGTCATCTCTTTTTTTTAGTTTTTAGTTCTTTTTATATTTTTGCACCCTCAACACAACAAAGGTGTATGCGCACCTGAACGAGGTTTAGTAGCCTCTGTTTAGTGGTGCGCATACACCTGCAATATTGCAAACAGGGTTGAGATACTGTTTACAAGCTAATGGGGGCTTTTTTATTACCCAAAATTCTTCCCCTCTACATACAACTCCCCATTAATATTAGTTACTTCAATAATTAAATCCTGCCCCTTAGAAGTGGCAAACTCCCCACAATACTTGGCATATCCGTTTAAAATAAAATCTATCTCCACCTCTAAATTGTGGTCGGTTATAAGATATGTTTGCTTTTCGCCGGTTCTGATGCCGTCAATTTTTAAAGGAAGTCTATCTATTCGTGTTTCCGGAGGATATGATACAACATGAAGCACACCATTCCATGAATTATCAATATCAGGAATTATTGCCCCTGTTGCGTCAAATATATGTTCTACAACTGTAAAATTTCTCCGCTGTTGCGGGTGCTGTCTCGTTATTTGTTCCATTATAGCCGCTTTACTCCTCTATTATCGGGATTGCGAAAACTTCTATCCTGTCGCTTGGCGTTGGCATAAACCAGCCGGATGAGAGCGTAATGCTATACACATTGTCTTCGTTTGTAATCGTATAATCCTCTTCGCGTGTAAGTACTTGCCCATTGAGCGAAACTATCTCAGCAAATGCTCTTTTATTGTTAAACCCACCTTCTTCTATATAAAATTCAAAACCGCGTGTCTTATTGTCTCCAACGAAAGATTTGCGTATAGGGGCGTCAACCAATTCTCTTTCAGGCACAAGGGTAACAACCCCGCCCACAAGTTTTAAGATTCCGTTTCCCGAAAGCGCCTTGAGCACTTTTCCTGAGGTGCCACTAAATACAGGCAGACCGCCATTAACAACATTATCCACTGCGGATGTTACGGCGCCTGTGAGGTTTGCCTGCGCAACAACCCAATCGCTCACATTGCTTAAAGAGGGACCGTTGACTTTTACAATGATTACATCCCCTACTTCTAACACGTGCCCTGTTGGTGGTGATGCCCATGTGTCATAAATTATATGGTCACCTTTTTTCAGTGCTGACAATTGCACCGTGTCCCCAATTTCGCTTGAGTTGTATATTTCTGACGACGGTACAAGGCTTGCAATTACAAGTTCATTGATTTTATCCAATATTGCTTTTGCACTCACAGCTATTGTAGTGGAAGCCCACTGCGTGGAATCCGGAGAGCTAATAAAATCGCTCTTCAAAAAACGTGCGTTTAGCTGTATCTGAATCGCCGAGGTAACGCCTTTTAAGTAGGATAATTCAGCTTCAGTAAGCGGGTTGCCGCCATCGGCAAACAATTTGATTGCTGATATGCTTGCGTTAGCCAGGATGCTGTCCATTTCGATCTTGGTCATTCCCTGTTTTAGCTTTTTCGCTATCACGGCGCCGTCGTCCAGTAAATGATCAACAATAGCTGCTGTAATCAGCTTAATCTGTCTTGGGTCAATTTTTGTTTCTGCCATACTCTTAATTTTAACTGTAAATTTCTAATGATGCACCCAAATACGGGGCAAATGATAATACTAATTCTTTTTTATTGGGGCGATAAAAGTAATCCTTATATTCTGCAAGTTTAACCCCGTTTAGATATACTAATGTTTTTTTGCGCTCTACCTCCCGCTTTACAAAAAAGCGGCAATTTTCACCGTCAATTTCGCCTTCAGTTATGGGGTTAAGTTTTAAATCGCTACCCCCCAACCCTTCTAATTGGGAGATATCTAACTGTTTCAGTTTTTTATTTTCCTCAGCGAGCACAATACTCTTTTCGTCTGCCTGCGGAAGATCGGAAACTTTTTTGATTTGGATTTTCCTTTTTCCCATTATTCACCTATTAATATTGTTTCTTTAATGGCGTCCTTAATGTATTCGGCAAGGTATGTGATCGGGCACGCATGGGGTACCATTTCCCCGCCCGGCATTTTTACATACAAAATGACTTCAGCACTGTCTTGCGGATTGGCTTTAATTTTGGGAAACTCCGAATATTTGGTTACGGTATCAAGTTTCTCTTGAACTGTTTTTTCCAATTGCGGAATTTTTATGGATTTTTCTCCGATGAAACTGTCGGTGTTCTCCGGAGTGATTTTTTCGATTTGTGTTAATTCTATTTTAGGCATTTTTTAAATGTTTTCTGTTAATAATATCTGCACATCTGTTGTTTGTTTGGGCGCATAGCCTATAAATTCTATACCCACATTGCTTGTTTCCGTGTAGTCTAAACCGGGCGTTAATTTTATTCCGTTAACCCACACCTGTGTGCTGCCGGAGATAAATGGCTTGTCAAGCGTAAAACTTGTGCGTGCTCCGTCCTTGGCTTCGGCGAGTGCAGCCGATACCCTTATATCGGGATTTGAAAGTTCAATGACTTTTAAGCGGTTGGAAATATTTAATTCCACGAGCGCGCTGACATTTTCGCTTACCTCTTGAAGTTCGGCGACTTCGCTTATAACAATATTGACGTTTCCATTCATATCCAACTCTACCAATTCACCGTTAATGGTTATGGAGCGCACTGCTTTGGTTAACCCACCGTTCTCTATGAGCTTGCGTATATCCTTGTGCGCATCTCCGGATTTGTTGTGTGTTTCGGTTGCTCCGGCAGGTTCTGCTTCTATCTCCTCTGCCCTGTAGGTTGGCTTTTCGGGTTGCTTCGCCCACGAGGGCACATCGTTTGCCGGAAGCGTGGTAGGGATTGCATCATATATGGCTAATAATATATTTGCAATTCGATCGCTTGAATTTTGTAGTGGACCGGCATTCCTGACTTGTTCGATTTCTTGTACTATATTCATAATTGCGCAATTGTTTGATGTTGAAACGATATTCTCCATGATGCACCGGAAGGTGTGGTTGTACAAACAGCTGAGATGACGTCGGCGTATTCAACAACCTGATTTAGGTGGATAAGGCTTGTTACAGCTAACCTGGTCAAACACAGTTCCCCATTAAATACAAATAGCTTATACTGGGCGTTGCCACCATCCCATACATTGGATCCGGAAAAAAACTGTTGTACAATCGTAACATACCCAAGAAATTGATTGGGCAGTTTGATTGCTCCGGGAAGCGGAATGCAAACATTTTCACTGCCCTGCTGTGTCAAAACTATATTAATATTGATAAACAAATGCTTTACGTTATGGCTAACCTGTATTATTCCTGTTTGGTAGCCATCGTTAATATTAATTGTTTTGTCTAACCCCGAAAGACGCACCGTGTTGCTGAATTTTAAGGCGTCAACAACCGTATCATTGTCCCCGGGTTGAATTGGGAACATTTTCCTTTCGATGTACGCCGGCAGATCGTCGCCCGACAGGTAAGTTGCATTGGTTACCACTTCACGGATGCAAAAGTTCACAAGGGAAGTGTAATCACCCAACATGTTAATAAAAACCGGCGTAGAAAACAAAATAGTAAACGCATCCACAAAGTAAATTTCCCCATTATAGTAAATAGCCCCAGCAGTGAACTTGATTGGCGAGTTGTCTTTTTCCAACCCATATAAAACATACGCCCTATTGTTAGGAAATAATGATTTACAAAGAGCAATGATGTTTTCAGCAGCAGCGGAATTTACAAATTCTATAAAATTGCTGTCGGCAGGAAGCCGCTGGTTTAAATGTTGTAAGTTAATTTTTTTCATTCGTAAAATATTATTGTGTATGTTGTCGAGAACAGTTTGTACATGTCAAGATAAAACCTGATTCTATTAATAGCATTTTCGTTGTTCTCATAATATGAAGGCACTAAAACCAAAAAGTCAATGTCCGCTCCAAACGGGTCAATATAGGCGAAAAAACCGCCATTGTCGAAAAAACACATATTGGAGCTTCCCGCCTCAGAAAAATAAAGCGCCGGTATTTCTATTGAGTTTGTGATGTAGATTTTTTGGTTGGTCTCATTGATTTTTTTGTTTAACAGCCTTTCCAATAGATATACCTGCGGGGTTATCCTTACATAAAAATTCAACTCCTCAAAATAGGTGTTCATTTTTGCTTTAACAGAATCCAACGCAACGGAAACGGAACGCAAAAACGACCTGATAACCTCAGATATCCTAAGGGCTAAAGGCAGGTTGTTTATCAAAAAGTCATACGTTCGTTTCATCGTTATAAGTGATAAATTATATCAATATCATTTTCATTGAAAGTCATATATCCCGATCGTGGATGGTAGGTAGAAATAATCTGTTCCCAGTTTGCGCCGGTAAGCTCCTTTTTTGCCCAACTCTCCAAAATCTGGGGGATTACCACGCCCGGAACAAGTTGTATGGCATCTGTAATGCCTGTGTTGCTGAACACACCGTCAAATGGAAAGGAAATGAAGTAGTCGCGGATCGCGTCAAGAACTGGGAATGAATTGGGGTCGCTCACTTTGCTTCCGTTAACATTCAAAACAGTGGGATCATAAAGAATATCCAGCCTGCACTTATATTTGTCGGGTGGGTTTGAAAAAATACGGCACCGAACGCCCGCGTCTTTCACGCGCTCGATATAGCTTTGAATGGAAGAAATGATGTTTTGCGGGATAACTTCCGGGTTTCCGCTGCCGTCATCCTGTGCAACCTTATACTCCAACACACCGCTTGTGTTGGTGGACAGTGAGCAATATTTAACTATCTGTTTACTTTCATCAATCGCCTCATAACCTCCCAAACTTTCGTTAAAAACATCACCGTGCTGGTATTGTTTCATCATTTTGATGTACCACTCTCTTGTGTGCGGACGCATGGCATCAACGTAGGCAGTGAGCGCATCGCTTTTAGTGTTAAATATTCGTTCGTAAATATGCAAAGCATACGCAATCACAAAAAACAATCTGTTTTCAGTGATTGCTTTGGGAAATTTGACCTCAAATGTATCAGTAGGCAAAAGTTCGTATTTTGCTCTTATGTACTCATCGCCCATCCAGGCATCGGTCATATCCTTTTTAATTTGTTCTATTGTACGTGCCATAACTAATCAAATGTTTCATCAAAAGTTTCATCAAAAGTGCCAAAATAAATTTGTGGGCTTTCAAATAGGGTAGCCGGTTTAACCTCGTTAATGGTATAATACTCAACTACTTTTTTGTTCTTTGTTAATTCCGCAGGGATTACAAGCAGCTTGCCTTCCACATTATCCGTAATATCTATATCATTTGCCAATGCAACATCATACGCCGCTTCTATCATTCCGCACGTCATCAGCGCAATGTCAAGAATGGATTGTCCCGAAAGTGGCGTTATCGTTGTCATATTATACGGCGTTTTTTTAGGAAAAGAAAAACAAAAAGCAAGAAGCCTGTACAGAGAATAATAACTGCGGCAAGTATCCAGCCCGGCGTTGTCTTTTTTACTGTGGTTTTATCTATTTTTTCAGTCTCAGTTTTTATGTTTTCCGTTGAGCTGTCCGTCTTTTGAACCTCAGTATTTATTGTTTGTTCCGTTTGGCTGCTTGCATCATACTTTACCGTTTTACCTCTGGTGATTTCACGCTCTGTAGCAACTATTTCTGTGGGGTATTGATTGTTCAAAGCGTCCGGAGCGGATAACCTAACCGTAATAATCCGTTCAATAATGCTGGTCAATTCATCGGTAAGCTGGGCGATATTGTCCGATACTTTTATTTCTTCAAACACTTTCGTTTCTTCCCGGATATCGGTAGTGGTTTCGATGTTTGTTTTTGTGGTTTCTTTTACGTTGTACCTCGTTGTTTTGCAGGAAAACAGTAGTAGCGAAAGGCTAATCAGCAATAGTGTCCGTTTCATTTTAATTTTATTTATTAGTATTCAATATTATTTATATCAAGGAGTTTGGTATATTTGTCAATTTTCCTTTTCAGCAGGGCATTTTCCTTTTTTTCGCACCGCAAACTTTCTACTTCTTCCGAGAGCTTTTTAACTTGATCTGTCAACTCTTTAATTTGTTGAGACTGCTGCTGAACCTGTTGGGCATACTCGTCATTTTTCTGTTGATATACGCCAATTTCGTTCCTCAACTGATGAATAATCTTGTTAAATGTATCGGTAGCAGCGTCTATGGTATCTATCCTTTGCCGTTTTCTGCCGAAGAACCACCCTCCCCATGCGCCGGCAGCCATGCCGACTGTTGGGGAGATGATCCACATTAAAATAGTTTCAAATACGCTCATTTCTTTTTTATTTCGTTATTAAAAATTCAAATATGGGGCGGAATCAATAAAGCATCCGCCAACATATATCCTTCCGTTCCACCTGCCTCCGGTTTTAACGCCAAAATGCAAATGGGGGCCTGTAACCTGACCTGTTTTTCCGGATTCTGCAATTTTTTGTCCTTTTCTTATCTTACTCCCCACGCTTACAACCATGTTGTTATTCAAGTGGGCGAAAGAAAAGCGCACAGTTTTGCTATTATCCGAAACGGTGAGCGTTTTACCGCCACCGTATGGACAGGGGTAGGCTTCCATAATTTCGCCATCAACAGGCGAATATACGGGAGTTCCTACTGGCGCCGCAACGTCCGTACCGTTGTGCAGTTTTCTTTCTTTGGTAATGGGGTGTACTCTATATCCAAACCTGCTTGATATGTTTCCGGTTATTACTTTCATAGTTGCTTATTTTAATTTCACAAAATAGTTATCTTCATCTACACTAATATCAGCATCAATATGTTGTGTTTTTAATTGTCTTTTCATTTCAGCGGGCCAAAATGGGTCGGGTTTTCCGTTCAACATCTTTGCCATATTACCACCCAACAACGGAACCTCTTTAAACTCCCCTTGAAAAGCGGTAATTACGTGTTCTGCCACCTGTGCGTCCACATTACCGATTTTCATCGTACCGTTTTCAATAATAATTTCGCCGTTTTCGTCTAACAGTATGCCTCTCATTAGTGTGTTATATTTTCGTTTTCATAATCATTTTTATTAAATGGCTGCGCAGCATTCGCTTGGCTTGTAGTCGGTGAAATTGCTCCCACCAGACCCACTCCTATTGTTGCTGTTGTTGTATGAATATGTGCGTTATAAGCATTTATGAATGAATTAACAGTATCCTTTAATCCGTTTAATTTATCCGTCAACTTTTGTATTATTACCAGTCCATCATTATTTCCGCCGTTTATTTCAATATTCCCGTCAACTTTTAATGTTATTTTTCAATATCTGAATACATCGAAACAAACCCTTGCACCTTGTCAATCATGGTTACCAATACATAGCTGCCCTTTTTGGGATAAATATAAGCACCCTTATCGTCTTTAATGTTGGCATTTAGTTTTATGTTTTTGTACTCAACATCAGATTTTACGGATTTTACAGTACAGGTAACATCATTGTCCACGCTTACCACCGTGCAAAGCATCGAATCAAAACCGGTCGCACCGATTAATTTTCTTAGATTTTCCGCAATGTTTCTTTCGTTACTCATGTTAGCAATTATTTGATTTCATCACCAAGTATTACAGTTTGTCTGTACCCGCCTAATCCAAATTCGTATTCTACCGCATCTGCTATAAACTTTTTATTGTCTCTCTCTGTGTTTTCGTCATCGTATAAAAGAACCTTGTCTCCTTTTTTAACAAATGGAATCCCAAATCCGGTAAGTGTTCCGCTCATTTTATCTACCCTGTAGGTGTCTAACATTTTTTGAGCATAATCGTCAAGTTCTTTTTGTGTTTTGTATTCCGGAGCGTAAAAAGTGCGCACCTCTCCTTTCGGGTCTCCTTTTTTGGATTCCAACTTTGTATTGTCAGGCAGGATGCTTTTCGCCACAATCTGAATATTCACATCTTCGGCAAGGGTGTATTTCAATGTGTCTGAAATGATGTTTAAACCCTTTTTAAATTTTACTTCTTTGGTGTTTTGCAGTTGTGAGGTAAGCATTACCGCCACCATTTTTTTGTTATCAAAAAAGGCGTTAAACGGATAGTTTTGTTTTAAGTAATCCAGCACCTTCGCCACTGTGGTTTCTTCCTGAATAATCACTTCGCCAAACTCAATACTTTCCGGCATTACCAGTTCAACATCCGGAGCGTACTCATTTAGAAAATCTTTGAGTTTAAATTTTTCGTAACGTCTCGGTTCTACCTTTGCCTGTTTGAGTTGCCACATCTCATTTTCGGCTTCAATTTTAATGGGTGTTTCGCTCGACACGCCGGTAATATAGCCGTTAAAAATATTTTCTACATACTCACCTTTATACCAAACATGAATGCTAATTTTATCCCCGCGCCCGATAAATTCATTCAATTTCTTGCCTTTCATTCTCATTCTACGCGGCACTACAATGGTTGCCGTATCCGTTAAATTGCGGATTGATGTATTTACTTTAATAGAATTTACGCTCGTAAACCTTATTTTGTTACTTTTGCCCTGAATTTCAATCAAACAGTCTAATACTAACATGGTATGAAAAAATTAGGGTTAATACTTGCTGCGCTTCTTTTCATTAGCGCCACTACCGATAAAATTACCGACTGTATGTATAATGGCAAAAAGCTATACGGTCGCGTTAAAGTGGTTTCTGCGCATGCTGATTTTAGAGTAGAAGTTGTAGATGTTGGGGAAGACCTGAGAGTGCGCCGTGTAAATGGCATAGCTTCCGCGTGCGGCGAATGGGAGTTTACCGATGGGATCGCTGACTTTACGATTGAATATGTTACTGTAGGTTCTGACTTTCGCATAAGATTTGTTGATTAGTTAGTTATCCATAATTAATCCGTACGCATTTTCAGCATCATTGTCGCTTGTGAATCGAAAATCAAAAGGCAATACATTAAAAAACTTTTGACCTTGCTGGTCAAAGTCTCCTGTTTTAAAAACAACCTTGGCGATGCCAAAAGTTCCTAAGTATGTATTTACAACATCAAACTCCTCAGGATCACTTAAAAATCTGTTTATCTCACCAATCTCAAAGGTGGGGTAACAATTTTCGCTTACCATTATATTGCCCCTGATGCCTATTTCGTAATCCCTTGCGGCAATATATTCCTTAATTGTTCCTTTTCTATTTACCAATGCCGTCTCTATAATCGTATTTTGTTTTGTAACACGTATCTTGGCATCTACAAACTCTATAAATTCGTTGTTTTTATTTTTAAGTATGAGATTGTTTACAGGTATGCCGCCCTGTAAAAAACGCATACCGGAATAGTCGCTTCCGGAATGCTCCTCTTTAAGCGTAGCTGATTTAACAGACCAGGTATGTTCCGGCAGTAAGGGATAATCCTTAGGCTGATGTCTCTTCCCCTGTTGAATGGCTAAATTAATAGCATTGGCAGCCGCGTATGCACCTGTACGGAGCATCCACGAGGCAGCGGTTTCTCCAATCTGCCTTACCGCATTTCTGCTATTATCAATTATTACTAACCCCGCCATATAATTTTTGTTTCTCTTAATTTTTAATTCTTAATTTTTAATTGATTATGCTGCTGCATAATTTACATCATTAACCACTTTTTGCAAAGTCTCCGACAACTTGCTCGTAAAATCCTGCGCCGATTGCGGATCATCTTTGCTGCTTTCAAACCTGTTTGTATTTTCTCCGATTAAACTGCCTATATTTATGTAGAAGTTTTTAACCTGTTTGCCGCCGCCGGTGATGGCGTCGGAGGCAGTAGAAGTGTAGCCGTTTGTAGAATTATTGAGGCTGTTGATACCACCGGTGTTACCCGCAATCAACTTCGAGTATGATCTCGCCTCATCTCTCCCTTCTACAAATGCTTTAACAGCCCTTACATTTTCTTTTGTGAAATCTACAACCCCCTGCGACCCTTTTGTGCGATTTTTATAGGCAACTAAGTACTGTCGTGCAATTTGTAATAATTTCTTATCTCCAAGTTCGTAGCCCACTGCTCCTCGCAATATAGCCTCTCCGGGTGCGCCTTTTTTATAAGCACTTTGCATTGCATTTTCGTGAGATTTTGCTAATGCCTTTTTTTGTATGGAGGTACTAAGCGCATCATAAGCAGCCGTAAGATTGTTGGTATTGGTAATGTCGTTCAGCGTTTGTTTGTTTAGTTCCGGATACAAACCCGCTATTTCCCTAACAAGACGCTTTCGCTCTTCTGATTTTGGATTTGTTTGCTCTAACTTGGCAAATAAAATATCAAGCTGCGTTCTTTCCTTTTCGTAAAACGATGAGTATACTTCCTTGGCCACTTTCATTGCGTCAGTGCTTTCTTTTGTTCTTTTCCGAAACAACGCAAATGCCGTAGCGGCGGCGGTAACTACTGCCAATATGGCGCCTATGCCACTTGCTTTTTGCGCCGCAGTTAAAGCTATTACAGAACCCGTTGTTGCATCTACTTGCCTTTTATATAGCCTTTTCAACACAGTTAAAGCGGCTATTCTGGCCTCGCTTGCTTTTACTAAAGCTAAATGCCCCTTTACTACAATGTTATACATCGCAAGCGAAGCGGCAGCAGACCCCGTAACCTTGGCTATTCCAACAACTGCATTTTGATGTTTATGAAGATAAACCAGCCCCTCTGTTTTTAGCTTTGTAACAAGTTCGCCCACCCGTATTTTCAACTCGTTATACTCCATTTCAATCTGTTTGGCTTTCCCCTCCGGCGTTGCCGCCAACGCCTCATTAACGCCTTTAACGCTTTGCGCTACAACCTCCATTAATACGGAAACCCGATCGCTTTCGCTACCATATTTTAAAATCTTTTCCTGAGCCTCTGTAAAGAAATATCCATTGCGTGAAAGCGCCGTTGTCTGCCCCTCTAAAACCTTTCCCATCATCTGTGCGATGCCATACGCATTTTCCTGACTTGCATTAAGCCCGTACTGATGCGCAAGCATATCGTTCATGGTTGGAATTAGGCGCTCAAGGCTGCTTTTCTTTTTGGTATAAGTACCCAACTCTTTGGCGCCGGCTAATTGAACGTCGCTACTTACTACGCCCAACTTTTGCTGTGCCTTGGTAAGAGCTACAATATCTTCAACGTCCCACTTGCCGGCGCCCATAGTGTTTTTCATTACCGCCCCAAGTTGTGTTTGTGCCACGTTCTGCTTTTGGTATGCATCCATACCGGATTTTGTAAATCCAACAAGTGCATTTTTAGCAGCTACAACACCACGCATAAGAAAATCTGCCTTGAAAACAGACTTAAATATAGACTGTGTCTCGCAGCAGGATTTATTTAACTCATCTACCTTGCTCTTCGTGTTATTAACAGCTTTATTGATAACATCAAGTGTATTATTTGAGTCCCAAACTGGTTTTATTTTCAGAATTACAGCATCTGTGCTTTTCATTTTTGGGTTATACCTTTTATTATCAAACTTTCGTTAGTTTCCACGCTCTCCTCAATCCTTATCTGTTTTAGTGCCGCAATCTTCTTCACCCACTCTTTGTCGCTGAGTTTCGATGCGTCAATGTGAAGGTAGTACTCTAATAACGTATCGTGATAGGTAATAAAGTCCACCTTGCACTTGGCAGCATCTTCTATAGCTTTTTTATTTGCGCCTCCCCAAAATCAACGATTTGTTCCAGCACAGGAGTAACCTCAAGAAAATAGAGATCGTTGGTTTTAATTTCCGGATCACCGCCAAGCCAGCAATTTTCAAGAATAATTTGGTTCGATTTCATGCCGTCCTGCTCCGAAATGTCGGTTGCCGCTTGTAGCGTATTACGGTTGGGGCGTTTCAGGTAACAAACCTTGTCGGTAGCAATTACCTCAAAAACATCACGGTGCTCTTTTTTCCACATCGCAATTTGCTCCTTAGAGGCTTGCCCGCTCAATACTTTTTCTTCTTTTTCTTTCATAAGTAATAGTCAATTTAAGGTTTTACTTTCTAATGATATGCGAGGGGAGCAAGTTTAGCTGTTTTTCGTTTTTCGTATCGCCCTCTTTGGCTTCAACGCCATCGTCAGTAAATTGGCAATCTTTAATAACGTGGTTGGCCATTTTCGCACCACCTACAGGAATAAACGCCACTACAACGTCAAACGGCGCAATGTCTTGCAGCCTTCCGGTGGGAGATGACTTGCGAATACTTTCTATCTCATCTCTCAAAAGCGTTATGCTTGCCGTGGGGGTAATACGTCCATATCCACGACCTACCGGATATTGACCGGCTCCGTGAATATTTTCAATTTCCTGTTTGTCATCATAATCAACAGCGACGATTCCGGTAACCGGTACCCCTTCAATTAAAACCTTCATTGTTGCCCATGAGTGCTGTACGCCGTTTATCATGGGTATAAATCTAAGTCCGTTCATATTATCCTAATTTAGTAGTGAAACCAATTTTAATTTTAATCTTACGCATCACACCCACAGGAACCTGTTTGATTACAAATTCTACTTCTGAGGATGCGAGCACATTTTGGTCGGGGTCTATTTCAACCACGTAGCCTGACAGTTCGCCCGCTTTTTCCATGGCCTCTAACTGGCGATTGGCAACTGCTGTTAAAAAAGCAACAGTGCCTTGATCTAATTTACCGCTTTGCGGATCCACATAAAGCGGACTGCTTAAGTGCGGCAACAAATACGTTCTGATACCGCGACAGGCTTTATCCATCGTGCGTACGCGCTCAATGGCATTGTAGTCGCTTGTGGCTTCATCCATCGTATGGGAGTCGTTGTAGAACGATCCCTGCAAGGCGCCAAAGGTGCGAAGGAAAATAAAACGTTTATCATTAAGCGTGTTTACAACGCCAATGTCAATGCTTTTTACCAAAGTGCCGTCTGCAAATGCCGGAGTGGTTACCCCAGTAGGGCATTTCGCTACCCAGGCAATAGATTCGTGTACTGCCATTTTGGAAAGCATTCCCAAAGCGTTGCCGATAATGCCAACACACTTTCCTGCGCCGGCAGTAAACAATTCCTTTGCGATGCCTGTTCCGGCTTGGCCAATAAGAACAGAAACATTTTTTTGTCCAATGGCTGCCATGGTTTGCAAAGCGGTAATATTGCCAATCTTTGGAGAATACAAACCAGAAAGCGGCATGTCGTTAGCCTCCAAATAGGTAGCAACGCCTTGTAAGGCGGTTAAATCATTTGCCTGCAAAAGATTTTCGGGAGCGTAAACGCCAATTTGCCGAATTTTACCTTCTGCGAAATTTTGCATCTCTTTAATTTCTGCAAAATCGTAATTGCCGGAAGGCTTCTCAAACAAACCCACCCAAAGCATGATGGCAGGATTGATTCTAAAAGCCTCGTTTAAATGGTAATGCAACGATTTTAAAATCCACTGTGTAGCATCGGGTTTAATGCCCAAACTTTCCGCATATTCAATCGTGGAGATTTGAATAATACGGTTTGTTTGGCTAAACCCGCCGGTAACACCACTATCGGTCTGTGGCATATCGGAAGTATCCAAATATACCAGCAGCCCGCTGTAGTGATCTTCGCCGGGGAGCGTGGCAGGCACGCCCCCGTTTTGGCGAATTATGTTAATATTAGGTACCGACATAGTTATTCCTGTTTAGATGGTTCTTTGATAAAATCGTCTCGCTTTACAACTGTCATGTTGGGTTTTGTTTGATAGAAAAACAATTCCTCTCCATCGTGATACAGCCTGTCTTGTGTAGGGTATTCTTCAAAGACTTTTTTTATCCTTTCATTCATACCGGTGCCCTTGTTTTCCTTTTTCTTTCCTTTTCCATCTTTATCTTCTTTGGGCTTCTCTTCCGTTTGGTTTGTAGTTTCGATACCGGTTCCGGCACCATCACTGCTTTCAGCTTCGCCGGCTCCTTGCTCTGCACTGGCTTGAGCAGCAGCTTCCGCCTCTGCTTTTTCTTTTGCTTCCTGTGCTGCTTTTTTAGCGGCTGCTTGCGCCGCCTTTTCTTCTGGTGTTAATTGTGTATTTGCCATTCTCTTAATTTTTTAATTCGTAATTCGTAATTTGATTATGCCACCGGAACCGCACAGGATACAATAGCACCAATTGCCTCGTTTTTAAGCGGCAAACAGATAGAGTAGGTCCGGAAGTTCACCAAACTTTGTTGCATGGTAGGGTCGGTAGAAGCCTCGCTATAATACATCTTTATGCTTCCGTTGCATCTCATCATTCTTGGTGCATAGAAGGCAACCGATGCCTGATAGTCTCCTGTAGCCGGCACTGATCCCCACGCTTTTTTAACTTTGGTAGATGCAGTAAAATAGGGGCCGTCCACATATTCGTAAACCTCAAAACCATACAAATTGGATATTTTGCCGGTAACATAATTATAATACTGCTGTGCAAACTTTTGGTCATTTTCTAACAGGTCATTTATATGGTCAGGACAGAGCACTAAAATACGACCTACTAATGGCACTTTCAACTTGTCAAATGCCTTTTTCATCGCGATAATATCTTTTCGTGTAATCATCTTTCTGCCTGCTCCGTCATCATCTCCGGTAGTTAAAATTACAGGGGTTGCTGTCGCATTTGATGCCGGCGCCAATGCGTGAAGTGCCTTAGAAAATTTAGTTTCGTCAATTTTTTCCCTGTGCCTTTCAATCACACTTCCCATTTTATCATAAGAAATAGCGTGCAGTTCATCATCGGTTACCGGAGTGGCCTCTGTTTGGAATTTGTCCAATCCTATGGGTTTATCCGTATCCCCTAATGCCACTGTCGGTATCGGGTAAGTTGTATTATTAATAAGCACTTTCGGATCGCCGCCAATCAACACAAAGTGTATCACTTCATTGTCCACCTTGTCGTCATAACTTCTAATTTTCGCGTACCATCCTATTGATTCGGCTGCGTTCCTGAATGCTTTTACCATTTCCCCTGTCCAAACTTCCGTATAAACGCCGGTGCGTAATCCCACATCACCCATTGGGCAAAGTACTGATACTACCGGTAATCCTACACCACCTACCAAGGGCGGCAATCCTGTTGCGTTACATATTGTAACTCCAATCAAACAATTGGCCGTTAAGGCCAGCATAAACAATAATTTTTTCATCTTTTTTGGTTTTTGATTTTTAACTTTTTTAATTCGTAATTCTTAATTACTTAATATCCGGTTTAAAACCGTACTCTTTTTCATAGAGGGCAATGTAGGTCTCCCTGTCATTGTCGCGTAAGTCTTCGCGTTCCTTAGCGGAAAGGTCTGCCCACTTTTTGTCTGCTGGTGCAGGGGTAGTGCGTGCTCCTCCAATCATGTCGGTTGGTTTCACAACGCCGTTCATGGAAGAAAGCGTGGCCTGCAACGCTTCAATACCCATTTTTTCGCCAATGGTTACAAAATGTGCCTTTTGGTCGGCGGTTAGTTTTTTTGCCGTAATGGCATCATCAACCATTTTGGTAATGGTTTTTTTGTCGGCTTCCAGCGCATCTGCTTTCAATGTTGCAATCTCCTCGTCCTTTGCGGTCAATTTAGTTTGCAATAATTGAAGTTCCTGCGTTTTCGCCAAAATTTCGGCTTCTGTTGCGCTTTCGCTCAAGCCAAGTGCTAATGCAATCAATTTCATGTTTTTTTGGTTTTGATTATTAATATTCAATAAGCCGATAAAACAATTATCATCGGTATTTAATTCAATCATATTTCCATAGTCATCGTAGAGCGACACGGAATTAGAGTTTGATGGGATGTCCGTTAGCGAAACCTCCCTCAAGGAGCAGCGTTTAACCGTTTCGCGTGTTTGACCAGCAACCACGTCCTCCGGCAAATTGCTTAACTCTAATTTTTCAATACCAACAGAACAGGCGCTGATAAATCCTTTTTCTACTTTGTTGGCAATACTTACTGCAAAAGTATCGTCCATATCAAAGCAGGTGTCTGCCAACAATTTTCCTCCCTCAATACGCAAGTTTTCCCAACGCCCAATGGGAAGTATAATGTCTTTTTTATCACCCCACGATCGCGTATGGTTCCAAAGCATTATCGGATTCTTATTAAATCGTTCCAGATTTATGCCTTTGGTTAGCACTCTGAAACCGTAACTGTTCACGCTTTCATCGCTTAATACAAATGTCTTTTTCGGGCTTTCCTTTGCCATTTTTCCGCTTATTTTTCGGCGAAAGTAAAAGTGAAAGATACAACCTCAAATTTTCTATTAAACCCTTTAACAACTTTATTAAACCCTTTAACAATCCTTTAAAGGTAAGCGTATTTTACGCTTACCTTTGCCGAAATTTTATCGAAAGTTTATGACAAAACTGGAACTGAATCAAAAAAGGGAACTTGCCCGAATGTATTACATGCAAGGCGATTCACAAAAAAATATTGCCGAAAAAGTGGGCGTTTCAGCGCAAACACTCGGCAAGTGGGTAGAACAGAACGATTGGGCTAAAAAAAGAGCCGCACAAAACATTACTCGCCCGGAATTAGTAAACAAGTTATTGCTGACCATAGACAAACTTATTGAACAGGTACACAATTCAGAGGATCCGAGTTTGATTGCCGGATTGGGCGACAAACTCTCAAAACTTTCTACCACCATTGAAAAGTTGGATAAAAAAGCCTCTGTAGTGGATGCCATTGAAGTATTTATGGCATTTGGCAAATGGCTGCAATACAGGGCCACTTATGATGATGAAATTACGCCGGAACTCTTAAAAGCAATTAACAAGTATCAAGATTTGTACATAACCGAGATTATGTCTAAAAAATAGTATGGAACAAAAACCACGCAATTTCGACGAATGGAAACAGTGGTGCGATACCGTACAGAATCAAACCACAGTACTGCACAGTGAAACTCCGGCAAACAAAAGAGCGCGGATAAAACACTTGCTGTCGGATTACAACGCTTTTGTATTATACTATTTTCCACATTATGTTACCAATAAGGATACCGGTAAGGTTACACCCTGTGCCAAATTCCATATTGATGCGGCAAATATGGTGTTGAAAAACAAAAATCTGAAAGGCGTTTTTAAGTGGGCGCGTGGGCATGCCAAAAGTACGCACTTCGATATTTTTATTCCCATGTGGTTAAAGGTGCTAAAACAACTCCGTGTAATGGTATTGGTGGGAAAAAGCGAAACCAACGCCAACACATTACTTTCAGATATTCAGGCGGAGTTACAATTTAACCAGCGATATATTGCCGACTTTGGCCAGCAGTACAATTTTGGAAGCTGGCAAGACGGCGAGTTTATTACAAAGGATGATGTGGCGTTCTTTGCGCGAGGACGCGGGCAGTCGCCGCGTGGTTTGCGCTACCGCTCCAACCGCCCCGATTACATCGTGATAGACGACCTCGACGACGACGAGCTTTGCGAAAACGAGGCTCGTGTTACAAAACTTTCTAACTGGGTAAAGGAAGCTCTCTTTGGCGCACTTGACGGCGGTCGGGGTCGTTTTATCATGGTGGGTAATCTCATTTCAAAAAACAGTGTGTTGGCTAAAATTGCCGCCATTAAAGCCGTACAGGTAAGCCAGGTGAATGCCTTTGACAGAAACGGCATTCCGGCATGGAAAGAGAAATGGAGCGCAGCGGAACTCAAAGATATGGAACTGATGATGGGCTACCGGTCATTCCAAAAAGAGATGATGAATAACCCCATTACCGAAGGCGCCGTATTCCGCAATGATTGGATCCGGTGGAAAAAAATATTGCCGCTTCACAAATACGATCGTATTATTGCTTACTGCGACCCAAGTTTTAAGGGCAGTACAAAAAACGACTACAAGGCAATCAAGGTGTGGGGGCAAACCGGTACGGAACTGCACAACATAGATGCTTTTTGCCGCCAGTGTTCCGTTACTGAAATGGTACGGTGGTTTTACGACTTGCACGAAAAAGTATCTGCGAGTGGCGCTATTTGCGACTACTACATTGAAGCAAATTTCCTGCAGGACATCATTTTGGATGAATTTACCAATGAGGGAAACCTGCGTGGCTACCAACTGCCTATCCGGGCGGATTATCGCAAAAAGCCGGACAAGTTCCAACGTGTCGAAGCTATAAGCCCGCTTTGGGAAAGAGGCTTTACATTCTACAATATAGATAAGCAAAACGACCCCGATATGCTGGCAGCTTTGGAACAAACCCTGTCCTTTGAAAAAGGAACACGAACGCATGACGATGCGCCCGATGCAGACGAGGGTGCTATTTATATTCTACAAAAACATACACGATTAGGAATTTTTAAACCGGTCATCGGCACACGCCCAAGACCCTCAAACGAATGGTAATATGATTAAATTTTTCAAAGCATGGCTTTTCGACTGGCGTTTTAAACGCGCCTGCAAAACAGCAGATAAATATTATAAAACAACCGGTTATAAAGCCTTAGTGCTTATGCTTGGCGGCAAACCCGTAGTGAAGTACAGAAAAGTGTTAAAGGAAGAGATGAAACGCAAAATATGGGGATGTAGCTTGGAAATCCTCGAAAAGCGCGCCTTGTATAAAACCTATTAACCACTAATCACTAACCATTAACCACTAAAATCATGTTTTTAAATATCGAAGAATTAAGAACCGTTGCATACGACTATCAGCTCAGCGAGATAGTAGAAGATGACAACACTATTATTGAAATGGCAATACAGGCGGCTATTGAAGAAGCCAGGTCGTACCTGTGCAGCCGCTACGATGTAGAAATGGCATTCTCTGCAGAAGGAAGCGAGCGTAACCCTCTCATACTGGAAATGACAAAAGACATGGCGCTGTGGCAAATTATACGCCTTTCCAATCCGGATATAATCCACGAAAGGGTGAAAGACCGTTACGACCGCGCTGTTGAATGGTTTGACAAGGTGGCTCGCGGTTTAATATCCCCAACATTACCGGCAGCTCAGGACGACAAAGGCGGCAATATATCCCCCATTAAATACGGATCAATGCCAAAACAAACTTACGATTATTAATTATGGCGAAACAACAGACAAAACAAACACATGAAAAGCGCAAACTGTTGGTTGAAATAAAGCAGGCAGCCGACAATTTGACCAAAAAGGATATAAAAACATGGCGCAACGCCTGGATGGAGGCAGCGAGACCGGATAATCCAAACCGCGTGGCTCTTTACGATGTTTATACCGATGTAATGGTGGATTTACACCTTATAGGTTGCATCCGTCAGCGAAGCGATATGGTGTTGAATAAATCGTTTAAAATTGTTTCCAAAAAAGACGGAAAGGAAAAACCGGAAATAACAGAACTTTTTGAGGCGAGTTGGTTTAAACGGTTCCTGGAACTTGCACTTGAAAGTATCTATTATGGGTATTCTCTAATTCAGTTTAACGACATAATTACCGACGGCGTGATGCGCTTTGAGAGCGTAGAACTGGTACCGAGAAAAAACGTGGTTCCGGAGTTTGGAGTGATTATAAAAAATGTTTACGATGACCCTACACGGCAAGGATACACTTACCTGGACGGCGATTTGGCAAAATGGTGTATCGGGGTAGGTGATAGAAAAAATTTAGGATTGCTTCTGAAATTAGCCCCACAAAGTTTATCCAAAAAGAATATGCTTGCTTATTGGGACGCTTTTGGAGAAATCTTTGGTATGCCTATCCGTGTGGCAAGAACCGGAAGTCGCGACGCTACAGACAGGGCAAATATTGAAAAAATGATGCAACTCATGGGTACTGCCGGTTGGGCGGTGCTGCCGGAAGGAACAGAAATAGAGCTAAAAGAAACTACGCGCGGAGATGCCTTTAATGTTTACGACAAACGTATTGAGCGCTGCAACTCTGAAGTATCGAAAGGCATTCTCGGACAAACCATGACTACTGACAACGGCGGCTCATTGGCACAATCGGAAGTCCATCTTGAAATCCTTAAAAACATTGTGTATAAAGATGCCGACTTTTTGCGTGATATAATAAACTGGGAACTGCTACCATTTATGTTAATGCACGGCTTCCCTGTGCAAGATTTGCGTTTTGATTGGGACGAGTCGGTGGACTGGACGCCGGAGCAGCAATTGTGGATTGAGCAAATGATACTTAGCAATTACGATATTGATCCCAAATATTTTGCTGAAAAATACAATATACCGGTACTGGGTGGAAAAAAGCCATCATTCTTGACAGATTGGGAAAAAGGGTTAGCAGCAAAGTTTATTGTAGAATCAGAATTATTGACAAAACAAGATAATTTTTTCGCATAACCCCCGCACCGTCGGGGGGATACGAAGTGTTTCATGCCGCACTGCAGAGCCTTTATGAAGAATCCTTAACGTCTTTAATGCCCTTAGAGACCTTAACGACCTTAGAGTCTCCCGAATTTTCCACTGAAATTTGGGAAAACTTAACCAAGTGGGTCCACTCCAAAAAAGACTACAAACCCGAATACCTTTCAGAACCCGAACCGCGCGCCGCCATTAACGAAGTTTGCCGTATTCTAAGTACACCCCTAAAAAACCTGTCCATTAAACAGGAGATACCGGCAGAACTGACCGCCGCATTGGAAAACAATATCTTCCACTTCTCAGGTTTTAAAACCCACCACGAACTTGTACAGGTATCGCAGTTACTCAAAGATGAAAACGGCAATTTTAAACCGTTTCAACAGTTTTTAAAAGATGTTGAAAAGATAGATGATACTTATAACCGCAACTACTTGAATGCCGAGTATAACTTTGCACAGGCTTCCTCGCAAATGGCGGTAAAATGGAAAGAATGGGAAGCAGACGGCGACGATTACGACTTGCAGTATCGAACCGCCGGCGACGATCGCGTGCGCGAGGAACACGCAGCGCTCAACAATACCACGCTACCGCCGTCTGATCCGTTTTGGAAGTCCTACTTGCCGCCCAACGGCTGGAACTGTCGCTGCACTACCGTTCAAGTACGCAAAGGAAAGTATCCGCGTAGCGACTCCGATAAGGCAGTTGCCAGGGGAAATGCCATGACCGATACGCCCAAAAAGCAAATATTCAGATTCAATCCGGGAGCACAGGAAAAAATATTCCCACCAAAGCATCCATATTACAAAGCGCCGGAACAGGTACAACAAACGCTGAATAAAATAGCAGAAAAAAACGCTGCCGCCATTGAACGTGAAAAATACCTCAAAGAAATGGAACCGCTACTTGATAAAAAAGTGGTGAAGAAGATTGATGACGGAAGCATTACGGTAGGCTTTACAAAAAAAGGAAACAAACACCTGTATCACGATACACTTGGACGGGCAGAAGATTTTGATAAAAAAGACCTGAAAAAACTAAATACGCTTCTAAAGAAATCTACTTTCGTTGAGTCTCAGGGATTGCATAAAACGCGCAAAGACAGTATTACAAAGTTCTACTATTTCAAAGATAAGGATAAAGAACTGTATTATAATGTAGCAGAAAAAATAAAAAGTGGTACGGTGCATAGATCTCTTTATTCCATAACGAATAAAATAAAAAAAAAATAAGCGGTAGTCAACAATTTATGCTTACGCAAGGTCAGTAACTCCTACCGCTTTGTTTCTGACCGCAAAAATATAAAAAATACAATATGAACAAAATTTTTCAGAAAGCACTCAAAGACTTGAAAATAGAACTCACCGAAAAGTTCGACAAAAACTTTTCGCAGGGTGGCTTTTTCGGCAACAGATGGAAGTCCAGAAAAGACGGATACCAAACCCATCTGAATAATACCGGCGCTTTGAGGCGATCCATTAAATCTCACATTGAAGGTGATGCTATTGTATTTACATCATCAAAGCCATACGCAGCTGCTCACAACGAGGGCGTAAATAAAAGAGTGAAGGTAAAAAGCAAAAAAGGCAAAACCTTTACCCGCAAAATGAATCTTCCCCAACGCCAATTTATCGGCGAATATCCGGGTATGGAAAAAACCGTTGAGCGTATTGCGAAACAAGTAATAGAAGCCGAAATACAAGCCTTTGTTAAAAAAGCAAACAGTTAACCACTAATCACTAACCACCAATGAAAAACATCTTTCTATCCATTCAAGAAAAGTTATCCGAAATTCCGGCGCTAAAACACATTGACAAGAACTGGGGGCAACTCCTATACGATCAGCCACCGGTTAAGTTTCCCTGTGCTCTGTTAGATATTGCCAATGTGGACTATTCACAGTTGGGCAACCTGACACAATCCGCTGAATGTATCGTTGAGATTACCATTGCCAATTTTCGTTTTACGCCAAGCTCCGGAAAAGCGCCACGCAAAGAAGATGCTTACCTGGTATTTGATGTTATCGAAAAAATACATCAAACGCTGCACGGCTACACCGATGAGCAATTTGGCCCGCTTATCCGGGTAAATTTGCAAAAATTAGATGCCTCAAAAGATTTTGAAATTTACAAGGTAAGCTACCAAACGGCATGGCAGATATTAAAAGAATATGATTTGGTTCCGGTAGAGGCAGAACCGAAAATTAAACGAAAATAAAAAAGCCCCGTGTTTCAATACGGGGCTTTTGGTTAAATGGGCTTAAACTGTCGTTTTATCTTCTTTAAATAATTCGGTTTGATTAGGATCGCCTGCTTGGGTGTTGGTGGCGGGTTTTGTCAGTCGTGCTACCTCAGTTTCAATTTGCCTGTCAATATTGGGCATATTAATGATTTTCATAAACGAGTTATAGTGCATGGGGTAAAACGGCTCAACAAAAGTGCGAAACACGCCCGCGTATGTTGTGTAGCCCGCTTTATAGTGGGCGTTCACAATGTCTATAATAATTTTGCAGTGTCTTAATCTGTTTAGCCTGTTGTATCCCATTTTATATCAATTATGGTTTTAATATCAAGTCCAATTTCTTCCTGTAAATATCATCCCTCACCCCATCCGCATAATCCAGATCCGGCCACTTGATATGCACAAGAACGCACAGCCTTCCAGACTTCAGGTTGTGATTTTCGAGTATACATTTTACCACAGTACAATTAGTGCAACCGTCGTTTACAATGCAGTTAACCAACTCTTCGCCTGTCTTGCTGCATACGTAGGATGCCTCTTGTTGCAACTCGCTGTAAAATGAAAATATAAAATCCGGCAAAAGTTCCTTTGTAATGCCTCTGAAGGCTACTTCTACCTCAATGTCGCTTTTTAATTGTCTTTCCATAATTTGTTGTTTTAAGCATTATTATACCTTTCTATCTCTTCGGTTGCCAGCTGGATGCACTCCGCTACATATTCATCATACTGAATAACCTTTGGATCCTGTGGGTTCTTTCTTGCTTTTCTTTGTAAAGAAAACTCATCGTCGGCACTGTATTTTCCTCTAATCCTGTCCACGACAATACTTTTATAATCCGGTTCCGGGGCCTTTACATAATCCCACTCCACGATAATGCGCGTCTTTGTTTCGCGGTATTTCGGGAGAGGGTTGTAAAACTCTTTTGTTCCGGGCTCGGTTATAATGAGCTCTTTGTACCCTGCTTTTTTGTACTGGGCAGGAGTTGGGTTAAAGATTACATTACCACCCAATTGCACCGAGTTTGAGGCGCAAGACAATTGTTTGTCGTTGGTTAATTTTGCGTATTTCATATAATTACGATTTTTTTGTGTTTTTATTTATGTATCCAAAATTTAAAATTTTTACCATATCCATTCATTCCACGCCCCTGTGAGCCGCCACCCAACAACGAAAATACATCATTAACTGATACATTAATTGGTGTCATGTTTGTTACATGAAATTCATGTATAATTATTCCTGTGGATTTTTCTTTTAAAACGATGTCAATTTTTCCATCGTAATGGTACATGTATAAATTAAGCCATGTATCGAGCGAAATATTTGATAGGGGTATATTTGTATAGTATCCTGCATTTGCAGCAACTCCCATAAAAAAATTAGCACCATTTCTTTGTGTGTGAATACCGCTATCTGATTTTCCTGATGCCGATCCTGTAATTATATTTGGGTAGTTTGTGGTGAATCCTATAAACCTAATGTCTAATGATAGTTTGAACTTATTTTGATAAATTGATGGATAAAAACTTTTACCATTAACGCTATATATATTAATATTGGCATATCCAACCGTCGTTGATCGTGCGACTATTTCACCATTCAAATTCACAAAAGTTGCATCAGGGTTAACCGTTCCATTGTTTCCATCAACTAAGTTAATTGCTGTTCCGTTAAGTGGCATATTAATAATTAAATCCCACTCGTCATCTTTTTCTTGAAGCCTTCTACTTAATATATAATGCATAATATTAAAATTTAACAAAAACGGCACGTTTGTTGATTATTGATAACTCGTATGATGTGTTGATGTCATCGCATTTGCCGGCAACCAGAACATCCTGTGGAAAAGATATTGTTGTTTTCGTACCTCCACTTGCAAACCAAATAACAATCGGCTGTACGCTATCCGGAACGCTCTGCAAGGTAAGAGACACAAGCGTTCCAAATTTATAATATACTCCCGGCTCAGGTATAAGTGTTTTTGAGGAAGAGCCAGTGTCCTCAATCACTTCCGGTTCAAAATCCTTCCCATCTTTCCCGTCTTTTCCTTTTTTCCCGCGAGCGCCGGGAATACCTGAGGCCGATATGCCGGTATCCTCCTCCCCAATAAACCAATTCCCATTCTCCCCAATGTGTGGTGTAACGCCATCTTCTCCTTTTGTAACCAGGCGCGGTTCTGTAATTTCAAATGTTACTTTTTCCATTTTAATTGTGTTTAATTGTTATTAAAATTCATTCTAACATGTACTGCAGTATTTATCTGCGGGGCTATTTGGTTTGTAAAGATCAGGATGCAAATTGCGCGTTCGTAGCCACCTAACGTATTCATCGCTTCGCCTACAAACCGCATAAAAACTACGGCTTCCGAAATAGTAAGACTGAAAGAGTACGCTGCCTGTAATTTCCATTTTCTGGAAGCCAACTTAGCGTCTATCTTTTCGAGTTCCTCGCGCACGTATAACGAATGGGCATCATTAACCTGAAAGGTCGAAGCCACATGCGACACTATCTTGCCAAGTGCGTCATACTGCTCTTTATCCAATTTTATCTTAATCTTTGTTGCCATAGCTGTTTTATTTAACCCAAACTTCGCTACTGAGATATGTTTCCGCAAGTTTCGGCTGCGTTCCCTCCGGGATTTGAAAGAAGTATTGCTTTATGTAGTTATACGCTGCCAATTGTTCACCTTTGGGCATATTGTTCCAACGTCTTTCTGCCGTTTTTTTGCTACTGTTGTCTTTGTGCCTGTTTTTAAAATATGCAGCCCAAAAATTAGCGAATGTAGGCTCAAAAACTACTTGCCTGAATTTACACCGCCCAAAAGTGTTTCCACCGTTAAGTGTTCCTAAAAGCATGTTGTGATTAATAGCACTTTCGTAAATCCAGTCTGCAATCCACTTATGCTGATCCACACGCATGTTGGTATTAAAAACGTCAAGCATTGGGCGCTCACCTTTCTCATCATAAGTGAGTACCACCTCGCCGGTAAAGGCTTCCGATGTAATAATGTACTTTATCATATAACTTTCAATTTAAGTTCTTGCGCTATGTGAAATTCTAACCTTGCCCCTTTGCTCTCATGCCAATCCGGAAGCAGATAAATAGCATCGCATTTTATTAGTTCTGCTATACAGGCTTTCATACACTTTTCCCAAGTCCATTTTTGAGAAACAAGCCGGAGTGGATTAACAACAGTGTGCCCATCGCGCTTTAGTATAAATTCCGCTGTGTTGAATTTCACAAAAACGTCTTGGAGGTTAAGCCCTGAAATTTTGCCGGCGAGATATACTTTCATTTGTTAGTTATTTAAAATAAAAAAGGCGATGAACCTTGATTTATCGCCTTTTGTTTTTATTAACCGGTTATCATTTTTCGAGCATCTTCCAAGTCGGGAAGCAGCTCCCTCAGAAAGGAAGCTGCCCGCCATGGATTGTGTCCGCAATCTTCGGAGTTGTGTATTATGAGATTTAAGATTTCCTCCTGTAACTCAAGCCATTCTTCTGCGGGGTTTCCGCATGTGTAAATGTCAATGCAGTAACCGTCCTCGCGAAACTTAACACTCATTGGATACCTCCTTCCTGTTTTACTGTCTCTTTCATTGTCTTAAACAAGAACTCTATTTGCATCAGTAAAGGAGCGGTAAATTCTTTCATGTCACTGCCGGCTCGTTTGTCCCAGTGTGTTTTTTTTAGCCGTTTCCATAAACGTTCGGCAAGAACATAATCAAATTCGTTAAATTTAAACTCTCTACCCATTATGGTAATGCTTCTTACTTTAATGGGGTTCTTTTTTTCGCGGCGTTTAGCATACCGATTAAGGATACCATTACTCATAATACACCTCCTTCCAATTTTCCGTTTAGCAATAATTCGATAAGATTTAGTCTGTTAATGGGGCGGCGATTAATAACCGCCATTAAATTAAGCATTTCGCTTTCTGTAAAACAATACGCCCATTTTGGAGGTGGAGCAGATTCAAGTGCACCATACATGGTTAAAATATTCCGATAGGCTTCTTTGCCCACTTCATGCCATTTTGCAATTTCAACAAAGCCGGCAAGAGACACAAACACGCGCGACTGTTTTTCGCTCACATCTACCGAGATGAAATTCTCGCTTCCAAAACGCTCACGCTGTTGCGGAGACAATCCATAATTGTAACCGCAGTATTGCATAATACGAGTAAGTGGAGCATAAATAACCCCGTCCTTCACCCATATTTGCACCATAATTTTACCAAGTGGAACGTTGATCAGTGTCTCTTCCTGATAGGGTGATGCGTTTTTCGCCAGTTGCTTGGAGTGCGACAAATTCTGAACCTCAAGTTCTTCCCATCGAATAATCAATCTGGCACGAGCCTCATCATTAAATTTGGTAGAAATGTATAAACATTCACGTAACGTGAGTTCATACATGGGTCTTTTTTCCCCTTTTGCGTCCGTGTATTCAACGAGCCGAAAATTCCGCCCGTTAACTTTTTTCCAAGCCGGCTCCATGTTTCGTATTGATTCCAATACGTGCTTGTGATTTCTTCCCGCTACTTTTGCAATTTCGCGACTTGTCATCGTGGCGCCTTTCGTCACGATAGTTTGCTCATTTATAGACTGAACTGGTCTGTTTTCAAATTTATTCATTTTAGAATGTTTTATGACGTGTGAACAGAAAAAACGGCGTCCACCTCCCGCTGTCAAAGTCCATTCCAGGGCTTGCCGGTGTTTCCATAGCCGGACACGATGTGAAACGCCGTTTGTTGTATATTTTCAGGCATAAAAAACGCCCTACACAACGTCGGGCAACATATACATTGCCCTGGAAAACTTTGACGCGGCGAAAATACACAATATCTTTTCTTATCCACATACCGGATTAATAATTTTTATTTGGCGATAATTCAAGATGTCAAAGAACTTTTTTTGTGCGGTTCCGGGACCCGAACCCTGATGTGTGCCACTACCGCTCCGGCGCGGCGTTATTCCTCTTTTTTCGGTTCCACATAAAAACTTTCATCCTGCGCCACAACAATTCCCACCTTTGTAAACATCGCTGCAGTTTCGGGAAAATCACGATCGGCAAGCAGCCTGTCTTTTGCCGGTTCCTCTGCTACGCGAACGTATGCCGGCAGGAACTCTTTTAACAGGTTCGTTACCGCTTTCCAGGTAAAGCCCTTGAGCGTTTTTAACTGTGGCGTTCCGGTTCTAAAGCCCAGCACACCGTGCACAGTCTCAAGGCTCTTTTTCTTTGTAAAGACTTCCGCCTTGTTCTCAAGCGCAAAAGCCTGTAGAATATCGAAAGACTTTTCTTTCTGCTCGCTTAGTTTGCCGAGTTCATCGGCATACTTTTCACGAATTTTTACCATCTCAATGTCCATTTGGGCATTGATTTTTTGAGTACGCGCATCGCAACGTGCGTAATCTGCAAATGCTGCTTCCATTTGCTCTGAAGTAACTCCGGTGTGAACCACCTTTTTTTCTCTTGTTTTTGCCATAATACTAAGGTTTAAATATTTAAGATTTAAGGTTTAAAGATTTTGTTTTACGATTGTGACTTGCCCATTCGAGTTTTGTTTTCCACTTCGTGTTCATTTTTGAATTAATGCCACATATTCGCACAATGGCGTTGTTAGACATGATAAGAGCTGCCGCCTTTATGTGGGCGCGGTCTCCATAAATTCCGCCGCAAGGCATGCCTTTGTCGTCGAGGAAGTCAATGCGGTCTTTCTTTGGATAGTAATCTGCTACTGTCATAATTTATTGGGTTAAAGGATTTGTAATTGTCTGATATATTTGTATTTTTCAATTAATTTTTGCAGGTAAAAGTTGCATGTATCGTATAGGGGTGGGCAGAACACAACCTTTTTGCGGGCATCAATAGTGAAGCCGGATTGTTTGGCTTTGCGGTGAAGGTAGTAGCGAGTGTATTTCTTTTCCATGGCTATATATTATTTACATATTCTCTTAATTCGCGAACATAAACCTCTCTTTCATCACCTTCTGTTTCCATCAATTCATCGTATAAATTTCTGTCGAAAAGCCCATCAATAGCATCTTCACACATTTGTTGTAGCTTTTCCGGTTTAACAGCGTCCAATTCTACCTGGCCAAGTCCGTCCCATTTGGCAGTACGACTGTCCCCTTCTTTGGCAGGCGCATGTGGCAACTTCCATGCAACAACCTGTTCGTGTAATAATGATATGCGGTGTACTTCAATACTTTCGCAGCCTAAGCGGATAATGTTTTCCCGAATGGCGCGCGGTATATCCTCGCCACTTGGATCATAATCCCCAAAATAAAGTATTACCGGTATTTTGCTATTACGCTCTGCTTCTATAAAGCGTTGGGTGGCTTCGTTTAAAAACGTCAAGGATGGGTAGCCTTTGCAGGCGCCTAATGCTACATCTTTACGTTTACACACGCTTTGAAATACACCTTGCAACGCCTTTTTTTCAATAAACACTTCGGGGTAATACGGTTGGTTTTCCCAGCGGTTTTTATAGTAGTTCTTCATCCAAAGCCCTATTTGCTTTTTGCCTTCCGAAATTTCATCCTGCAAAATGGTCTCTTTGATATTGGTTTTACCTATCATTTCGCGGTCGTGGTCGCTGAAAGCGTCAAAATCTACCAATCCACTCCAACGCGCCTGTATCATGGCTGAAACTACACGCTTGTAATGCGTAATGGTGTTTGTCATTCCATTGCTTACAAGTTGGTAATGCAGCGCACGAAGTGTTAATATACCTTTTTCATACCGCCCAATAATATCAAGGCTATTGTCAATAATCCATTGTCTGTTAAAAATATCTTTCATGACCGATTTGTTTTACATAATATAGATTCTAATTTCCGGCGCAACTGGTGTAACTCGTCAAGATGTAAGTTATACAATCGCTTTTCGCAAATTTTGGGGCTTTCCAAATAGGCGTTTACTTCTTTCCAATTTGTGGTGTCAATGCCTATCTTTTGCATTACTCGTAACACGCCACTACGGGCTTGCTTAACCGCCTCAGGATTGCTTACATCATTATCCATTGTCTCCAACATTTCTTGATATAGAGACGGACACATGGCTGCAAATTCGCTTAAAGAGGTTGTGCCGCCTTGGCTCCATTTGTAAACAATATCCTCTTTTGTTACGCCACGCATTTGGCTTAATAATGCGTAGAAGTGGCGATGATTGATGTGGGCAATAGTGTTCATTGGTAATTATTGTTTTGCGTTTTAAATGTTATAGTTACTGTCCGTTGCACAAATGTACATTTGATTAAATTTCCTTTTTCGTTACTTATGGTACAGTGATCAGTTCCAATGTGCATGCAATTATCACAGGGAAAAAACGATCTATAATCTAAGCAACTATTCATTCCTCACCTCCTGTTTCCGGCACTTGCCTTATTGAAAAATAACCGTTTCTTTTATCCTTTCGCATTCCCGCATAGCAAGGGACTATCTGTTGGTTTCCATTAAAGCATCTGACCCCGGTAATGCTTCTATGAAGAAAGCATTTTCTACAGCGATCACTGAAACTCTTTACGGGGTGAAAGTCTAACTCCATACATCCATGAATTGCCGTGTTCTGGTCTTCCGATATCAGTATCATGCTCTTAGTTATGTACGCATAAGGATATATGTCAAATTCCTGCCCGTTTAGAGTTATTTTTTTCGGTGACTTATAAATTTTTCCTAATTCCATATTTCGTAATTTTTAAATGTTACCCGTTTTTTCACCCCAAAACCTCCATTCCCCATCCTTCCATATTGTAAATTTTCCGCCGTTAGGCCCAATAAAACGCCCTTGCGATGTTGCCCTATAACCCTCAACCCAAATTTTGAGACTCGCATCAAAAAGCACGCTCTTAGCTGAGCGTCCGGATGGACGGGTGCCGTCCGCATGGCTGATAAATATGAGTAGTTTGTTCGGATATTTTTCCTTAAATTCAATATATTCTCTGTAATTTACCCCCGCATATTGAAAACTGTCTATCACTATAAAATCTGCGCTCCTTCTGCGTTCTAACCTTTCAGAAAGCACCGGTATAGGTTC